TTTGGCTGACTGAGTATAACGGCTACGGCTTCTTCACAACCCTTACAGACTTTCACTGTATAGCCAAACTCTTGTATAGACGCAATAAGTGTCTTTTGCTCTGCGCTTACTCTTCCCCCTTTAGCTCTTTTCATCTCTATCCATAGCCTCCTGCCTGGAATAAAGAGATCAGGAACACCAGCCACAACACCCATGGCTTTGAGTGTGGTTGCCTCTACAATATTTCTACTACCGCCATTGGGGATATGAATAATAAGCTCCCCAGGACAATTCCTCTTAAACCACTGAATAAACTCAATCTGTTCTCTGTTTTCTGTCTTCAATGTGTTTCTCCCCAGTTAGCTCCAATCTTATATTCACCATCTAGTGGCACGTTTAGTTCTAGCTGCTCGCCAGCTTGTTTGATACAATCAATCCCCATCTGACCTACTCTCTTAGCAAGCCCAGGCATGCTAGCCAGTACTTCAAATTGGAATTCGTCGTGGTAATCACACACTTTTCTTACCATATTATTAACGTATAAACCTTCGGCCCTTAAACGCCTGTCCATAATACAAGCAGCCACTTTCATAATAATAGTCCCTGTGCTTTGGAATAAGTAGTTAAGCAGCTTATGGCGACTGTCTACATATAATGGCCTGCCATCTATCGTTATAATCCTTCTCCTTTGGCTGTTTAACCACCCTTGCTCTAAGTCTGCTAGTAACATTTTTACACAAGCAGCACTCTCCCAGTAGTTGTTATAAACTTCTTCTGCTCGTTCTCTATCGCATCTTAGTAGCGACATTATTTTTGTCACTGACGCACCGTAACCAAGCGCATATTTAACACCTTTGGCTAAATCTCTTGATATTCCTAAGCGCTTACTGTTAAGTGTATGGATATCTTTTGGTTTTTCTCCAAGTAATTCTACGCTGTACATCTCCCCGCCAGGATAGTCCCACACATAATGAGCCTCAACTCTAGCTTCTAGTGCTGATGCATCTATACCAACTAGAACGTAACCTTCGCTGGCTTTGAAGCAGGCCCTCATTATATGCTTTAACCCAGACACACCAGTAACAGAGATCTTTTTCTCATCAAACTCATTAAAAGATTTAGGAATGTTAGCTACAACTTTGTGAGTAACACGGCCTGTAGATGCCCCTAGCGTGTTCATATCAGCCCCAAGCTTCCCGTCTACCTTTACCCTTGGCTGTTCAAGCATCCCCTCTAAACAGCTTTTACGGTGCTTGTAAACACTATAAGCAATATAAGATTTTACAATTAAATCTAAACCCTCAGAGCTATTCCTCATCCCAACTAAAGATAGGCAAATAGCTTCTCCTTGTCTTACTTTTGGCGACATTTTTACAACTTCACCGTTCTCTTTGACCAGCTTCCCTGATGCGTCCTTTTTAAGATTCCAGTACTCAGGCTCCCAGCCTAGACTGAAAAGATACTCTTTCATTCCATCTTTATTACTCAGTCTTAGTTTTTTGGTCACTGTCAAATACTCTTCAACACGCGGGTCAGTAATGTTGCCATCATCGTGCTCAATAAGGCCAGTGTATTCATTGTATTCACACTCATGCTTGTCTAGCCACTTTTGAACAGACGCCACTAGCACCCCATCTTTGGTATAACGTATCCATGGAATTTTAACGTCCTTAAGTTCCCCTTTGTTAAGGGAGGCATTAGGCATCAGATGAAGAACAGCTTTGTCTAGCTCATCCATCCTTTTTTCTATGGCGTCACATACTAACATGGCTAGCTTAGAGTCAAATGTGAACCCATTCTCGACTTGTTTGGCTATAATGTCCGCAAAGTGACACTCTATCTCATAAGCCCTTTCGACGTTTACAGCGCTCTTTTTTATAATGTCCCATAGCTTAGAATTGATTTTGACATCTTCTTTACATCTGTGCTCATACTCTTCGAGCGTCAAGCCTTTCCAATCTTCTATTACTGGCTTACTTATGTGAAGCTTTTCACCCCAAGCAGCTAAGCCATGAAGATCAATCTCTGGATAAAGCAGGCGTGAGAATATCAGAGTATCAACAATGTTGACATTAAGGTCTTCTGAATGGAGTTCATAGCCATCGATGTAGTATGGCTTAAGCAAGCCAAGCTTACGTAAAGCTGGCATGTCATACATAACAATATTATGGCCAGTGACAGCCCCAGCCTTTTTCAAAATACTTATAAGCTGTTCTTCATTGCAAGAAGTGGATGTCTCACTCCCTTCATAACAGAAAGCCCCCGTATGGAATGTATCTACAGTATCAAGCAAGCCGTTGGTTTCAATATCAAATATTACTAGACTCATTCCATAACCTCTGTATTATTAGTGGATACTTCCCTTCTTTCTTGTACTCAATTGCCGCTGGACTTTTTGTTGCATTCATAAGCCTAGCCACTTGAGATACTTCATTAAGCTTTTGCAGTTCTTCTTTAACACCTAACTTTTCAGCCACAAGCTTCAGTGTCTTGTTGGCGCTTTGTCCTACCCAGCCAGGGTGGAGGACTAGAAGATATTCGACAATTGGCGTCTTTCTCCCTTGCACGTTGTATTTTATCAACAGGCATTCTATCTGCTTATTCGTCATGTGTACTTGCCAAGACCATCCAGTAATTAGTGCATGACTATTTTCGATGCCCATAATACAGTCATCATGAAGAAAAAGCTCCTTCTTTTGTGGTGGTGGAAATGCTGTACCACATGAGGTACACACCCTAACTGACGTGTGGCAGATCTCAAAGCACAACGGACACAGCTTGACTGGCGCTTCACCTTTGCCTGAGCCTCCTTTTTTAGGGGGCTGAACCATAGTAACAGGGCCATGCATAGCTACTACGCCAGCGAAGTCTAGTACTAAGCAATGATCAGTGTGAGATTTTAACCTCATACCACGGCCTACTTGCTGAATATATAGGCCAGGCGACATTGTTGGCCTCATGAGAACCACAAGGTCAATGTCAGGGCAATCAAAGCCAGTTGTCAGCACGTTTGCATTAGTTAGTGCTCTTAGCGAGCCACTCCTTAGCCTATGTATAATCCCCTCTCTTTCTGCTTTACTGGTTGCGCCAGTTAAACATTCAGCAGAAATGCCTTGCAATCTTAGCTCTTCAGCTACGTGCTCAGCATGCTTTACCCCAGCACAAAAGAATAGCCATGTCTTTCTATCGCCAGCTTTAGCAATAACCTCAGAGACTATTCTGGCGTTCTGGTCTTTCTGATCAACCTTATCCTGTAGCTCAGCTTCTATATACTCTCCACCGCGCTTGCCTACCCCTGACACATCGATCTTGGCTAGTGTGTCTTTGCTCCTTAGTGTGGATAAATACCCTTGCTCAATCAGCTCTTTGATACTAATTGGCTTTATGATGTCATCGAAGATGGCTGGCTTCTCGGTTATTAGCCCATGTCCTAGCCTGTAAGGTGTGGCAGATAGCCCTATAACCCTTAAAAGCGGATTGACCTTTAAAAGTGACCCTATAAATGACCTATAGCCTCCTTCTTCTTTATGTGAACAAAGGTGACACTCATCTATTATTACAAGGTCGACGCTACCAAAGATGTCGGCTTTTTTGTTTACACTTTGTATACCAGCAAAAGTAATAGGCTCGTCTATTTCTTTTCTTCCTACGCCAGCAGAGTATATCCCTAGTGGCGCACCAGGCCACAACAGACGCATCTTTTCAGCATTCTGTTCAATTAGCTCCTTAACATGGACAAGCATTATAACTTTTTTCATGTTAAAGACTTTTAGTGCATCTTGACAAATAGCAGCTACTATGATGCTCTTTCCTGAACCAGTTGGTAACTCAATGCAAGGATTGCCTTTATTGTTTTGCATCCATGCATACAACTGCTCAAGAGTATTTTTCTGGTAATCTCGTAGCATAGAAATCCTTACTATTCTGGTGGAAACATGCCGCGCTGAATCTTCTTTGGTATGTAAGCTGGTGCTGGCTCTGGGTCTTTTGAATATCTTTCTACCATGTGCGGCGGCCATACGGTATTTTCACGGTACTTCTTTTTGCAAGCAACACAAGCTCTTGACTTTGTATACCTCTCAGCAATGTGTCCACGTTGGCAAGGCAAGGTTGTGAAGAATCTCGGAAGACCTAAAAGGCTTGCTGTTTCTTCGCTTAAAAAGTGATGGGTCAAATCTTGGTTCACGATGTCTTGTTGCTGCATTTTTGTTACACTCTTTACAAGTTCTTGTTTTTACGTACCTGTCTGCTAGGTGCCCATTCTTACACGGCTTACCAGTGTTGTATACTTTTAAGCCGTTATCAATAGCCTCTAGTCTTAACTTCTTTTCTGCACTCTTCTCTGGCTTACAACATATCGCGCAGCTCATACTGGTTGTGTATCTCAGGCTGTGCCCTCTTTTACACGGCTTGTCTGGCACATACGTTTTTAAGCACAAAGCCACAGCCTCTTTTCTATTCACCTTTTCTCAGCCTTCTAAAGCTGTGTTGTCCTTTTATTTTGCCAATGTTGCCATTAACACTCATCCATACCATGCTTACAGATAGGCCTAAAGACTTAGCTGCATTGGCCATCGAACCGAACCTCTCCCCTGTTTGCTGGTTAACTATAGGTATCCCTCTATTTGTGGTGCCTGTTGGGTACTTTCTTCTTTTAGAGTAGTTTGCTTTGGAGTCCTCTCTATGGCAATCTCTACAACGAGCATCATATGTGAACCTAGCAGAAAGGTGCTTTCGAGGGCACTCTTTGCCAGTGAAGTAGAACGTGTGTTTTGCGGCGACAGCTTCTTTTCTAGTAGATATTCTCATACATAGCATACTTTAATCTCCTCTCATGTCTTCGTGTATGACGTAATTATCACACCCCCGATATTGAAAATCTAGGGGAATTTTGTCACGAAATGTATCACAAAACCAAGTGCCATCTTCAAGTGCTCTGCTGTGCTGGCATGTCCTGCAACTCTTATTAGATGTTGCTTGCTTTTGGTGACATATGCTTATATGAGAACAAAACTTGCACTCGAACCAGCTAGGATTGTTCGACATCTTGGCTGGTGCCCACTGGGTAACAGCTATCCTTTTGGCTCTACTAACTTCTTCTGTTGCGAAATCTTTGTGAAGCTTGACGCGCTCCGTATATATTCGGTCATCATTCTTACATACAGCAACATACAGTGCTCGATCTATTTTTGTACCAAGCATATACATTTGCATCTGTGTATAATGCAATGGCTTAGCTATCTGTACGCCATGTTTAACCAAGGTATCAAATGACTTTGTGTTGTGCGTTTTAATCTCTAAAATGTGCTTAGACTTTGGTGCATCTGGAACGCCAGACTGTATAACGCCATCTATTGAGCCGCTTACGTGACAACCAAAATCAACTCTAGACTGGTCATTGCCTGTGTCAGTGACTATAGTCCCAGCCATTTCTAAATACTTTACTACTTCTGCTTCTTCTCTTTGGCCTCGAGCAAAAAGTCTTTTAATTCGCCCAGGAAACTGATCTATAGTTGCCCATCTGAAACTATACCAGACAGCCCGCTCACACGGGTTGCCTACTATAGAAGCGCCAAGGTGCGGCCTCGGCTGCTCAGTGAACTTTTCCAAAGCCCGATCAATTGCTAAAACAACACTATCCTCGAACTTTGGAATCTCTGTCATGTTACCCACCCATCCATGGAGCTACTTTGCCAGATTTAGTCTCTTTTATGGCTTCTGCATAAGTTGGCACTGGTGGAAAGTCATTCTTAGCAGGAGGCGCAGCAAAAGTTACATTTTGAGCCGCACTGTAAGAAGGTTGACCTCCCACTGGAATGAATGCCGAAGTTGCACCAGCAGGCATCGGCTTATAGAAAACTGCCGCATTTCCAGCTGGACGGCCATTTGCTGCCTCTTCAACTTTAAGTTTGGCTACTCCAATGGTCCCTATCAGCTGGTCTGTGTTTGTCAGGCCATTTTCTGGAATGCCAGCAACGACTCGTAGCTGTGTAAGCGCACGCCTTCCTATTGACTGAGCGGCCTCGGACTTGTTGATAATATTAAGCTTATCAAAAAACTTTCTCTTGCAGTACTTACCTTCAGTAACGCAAAATTGGATGCTTAGAAACTTTCCATCACCGGCTAAAGTGTCTTTTAGTTCAATCTTCTCAATCTTAAAAAAGTACTCGCCCTCTGGTAGAGGCGAAAAATCTTGTAGCTCTTCATTACTAAAGCTGATATCTAAAATTGCCATGCTATATCTCCTTGGTTATTGTGAAACTAATTTTTGATGGTGTAACTGTAATCGCTCTACTTAAAATGTTCAATATGCTTTTATCCTCTTCTTTCCAGCCTTTGGCGTTAACTTCAGGTGTCCATCGGAATACTCTACCTAAAACCTCATTGGTTATCTCAGGAAACTCGTTAGGAAGAGACTTAAGTGCATCAAGGTCGATCTTCTTGTTGAGCTTACCAGTTAAGCCGACTTTGAAGCCATCTTCTTTGATAGTTTTGCTACCTTCCATTGTTTCAATTTGAAACCTAGCCAGCAGCTGCTTCTCAATCTCAACACGTCGAGTATAAGCTTGTGCCTCATACTCTTTAATCTGCATGTACTCTTCACACAACTCTTTACTCATCACTCTCACCTTGCTTTTTGTATAGATACTTTGTTGCTATTCTGCTTTCAGCTACCTTCATAGCAGACCTCTCCAGCCTCTCTTTAACCTTGACGGGGTCGTAAAGATTTAAAACCTTTAGTCTTAGTTTGACTTTCTGCCACTGCTCGTTGAATCTGTCGTAGTTGTTCATAACTTTTGCTCCACCCCGGCTAATTTTAGAATAGTGCCTCTGTGCTCGTTCCAGAACTCTAATGCCTCGCCGTCCATGTGGGCTATTCTCTCTTCTTCAAAAGTTGCCCACTCTGCTTTAAGGTGTAACTCACACCCAACCTGTATGTGATGGTCTGAGATTGTCACAGCCCATCTCAATCCGAGAATGTTTATAGGTGTTTTGCTTACCCGAGCATCTCCAGACACCTGAGCATCTCCAGACACCTGAGCATCTCCAAACACCCGAGCATTTCCAAACACCCGAGCATTTCCAGACACCCAAGCATTTCCATACACTTGAGCATGTCCAAACACCCGAGCATCTCCAGACACCTGAGCATCTCTAGACACCCAAGCATTTCCCTCCTGGGACAGGTTTGCTTCTTTCGCGATAAGCCCACCTTCTTCTCCTTCTTGAATACCTCCAAAAGATTTAATTGCTACTACTCGCAAATATGCGCCGCACTCTATCATTTTATATTTCACTTCACACCTCTTAGTATTTTCTCAATTATCGCACCCAAATCTTGTGGCTCCCACATATCCAAAGCACCGCTTCTATCCCTGGCTGTCCATTCATTATCACCTTGAGTCATGAAGCCATAGAATACTGAACCATCTTTAGCTCGCTCCATTCTTGCAGCAAATACCTCATCAAAGTCATGTTGTAGTAACGGCCCAAGTTTTGTGCCAGGTAATGCTGGCGACCATGATATTTTACCGTCTTGGTCTTGGCTCTTTTCTGCTTTAGCCGTCATGTACACGTGCATAGGAAGATCTCTAAAGCACCGCACCATCTTGGTAACTTTCTTCATTACTGCGCCGTATGCAGCCATACCATTTTTATGCAAAGGCTCTTCAGCCTCTAATAACATTGAAGCAATCTCACTAATTGAATCAACTGCCACTGAGTCATAGCCGCCAGTAGAGGCAAGCTCATATGCCTCGTAGACATCTTGCATGGATTTTACATTGATGACCGGTAAGTCATAATCTCTAAGTGACAGCAAGCCATTCTCAGCACTGATAATAATTGGG